ATGGAAGACGCACGCTGCTGCGGCACAGGCACCTGCATCATCAACGACGACGGCTACTGCTGGTGCGGCCAGCAGTGGGATGGGACGAAGATGTGCTTTCCTGCGGCAAACCACGACCAGTCTGATGGCGCCGGCACCTCGCCAGGCCCGGCGTCGTTGGCCGAGCCGGCTGGCGGGCATTGAAAGGCCATGTATCGGCTGCGGGCGGCAAGCGTTTGCGGTCGCTGACCGTGGACAGCAACGGAAAAAGCGCCCGAAGGGGCGCTTTTTCAATGGGGGGTGCTGCTGGCGGAGACTGTGAGAGACGAAAACCTATGAATGGCGGGCTTTTGACGGCGTTTTGATGCTTCTATAGGCCCACCTATAGGCCCAACAAATTGGAGGGCTTGGTGAAGCGGATACGCGGCACGCTGGGCCTGTTTGCCAAGCGGTGAATTCGTGTGTTGATCCCCCACCATTTTCCGACGATTCCCGACACGAAAACCGGCAAGAGATCGTCGCGCGGGGCCGCACCAGTGCTGGCGCAAGGGCCAAACGGCACCGCCGACAAAACCGACACATGAAGCGAGCGGGCGCGGCGGGGTCTCGACTGCGCGCCGCAGGGTAGACCGGGACGCCGTGGCTGCCTGCGAGCTGCCGTCGCTTAAGAGGGGGACCGGGACAACATGCACGAGCTCATGTAGTCAGCAGCCAAAGGTAAGCGCGCACAAGCGCGTATAGAACTGCGGTCGCACCTATGAGAGCAAGGGTCGCCCCCGCGACACGCATTGGCTTGGAGGGTGGAGCTGTGGGGACGTTTTGGTAAGTCTTTGCCAGCATCTCGTCGCACTTAACCAGGCCGTGTATCTGTCTGGCAAGCATCGGGGCACGATAGAGGTAAGAGATGTGCACATGCTCTCCAGGCACCAGGACTGGAAACAGCAGCTCAAAGCCTGGCCCCGAGGCTGTGCGGGTCACGTTCGCGCCAATCGGGAGCACGTGAACACTAGGAGGAGTGGCGCCGTGCTGAATGCGCACATTCATCGCCGCTCTTTTCCCGGTGTTTCTCACCAGCACCGAATGGCTACGCAAATCAGTAATTGCCTCTGCTTTTTCATCTTTGCTCGCGTACAGTGGCACACCCTGTAGAGGATGGTCAGACGAACTGAGAACGAATACCTCAAGCTTCGGGCGTGCCTGCAGCGCGCTTTTGACAAACCAGCCAATCAGAGTAAGCACAGGCGCCAGGATTTTGGCGACTGTGTCTGCATCTAGCGTTGAAAACATCGGGTAGGCCTTTCAGCCTCCCGACTCTACGCTAAGTGTTACGTGATGCAATGAAATGAAGCAAAGACTGTTTTAGGGTTCGCCCAGCTTGTAGGGTATGAAGCTACAAACTGTGTGCGCGGCCCAGGTGTTGATGGCGTGCGCCATGCGCGCTTGCAGCGGTGCGATTTCGTTGCGGGCGAACACCATTGCCGCCTTTTCCACATCGCCGAAGCCGCCCACGTTGTTGGGCAGCATCCCCATCAGCTGCGGCGGTACGCGGTGGGCCGCCAGCACATCGTCACGGCTGGCGTTCTTGATGTTCAGGAAGTCGTCCTTGGCGGCCACCTCGCTGATGGGGATCAGCTGGATGCCTTCCTTCTTTCCGTTGGGCGCGTAGTAGAAAAGGTTTTTGAAGTTGCCGCCGCCCTTGGTCTTGGTCAGCTGCTCGCGCATCTTGTCCACATCGCCCTGAGACTGCGCGGCATCGGTGACGTAGAGAATGAAGCCCGCGTGGCTGCCGTTGTTGTAGTAGCGGCGGCGGAACAGCGTGGCCGATTCATTCAGCATGGCCGACTGAAGGGCACCCAGGTACGGCGGCAGGCCATAGATTTCCTGGTGAATGTCCTGCTCGCGCAGCTGGAACACATTGCCGGGCGGAAATTCATGTGGGCTTTGCAGGTCCGTGACGAAGAAGAAGCGGCCCGGTTCAACGCCGCGCCGGGTGTACTTGCCCAGCGCATGGCGCAGCTCCAGCAACTCGCCAAGCCGGTTGCGGCGGCGCTCCAAATAGGCATTGCCCAGCACCATGTAATCCAAGGCAAAGGCGCCGAACGCTTCCGCGCTCAAGGCCTGAGAAGGGATGAAGGTGCTGGCCAGCACGTTGATCTTGAAGCGCAACGCGGATTCATGGTGCGCGCCCACGCGCAGCAGCCGGGCCAGGGCGGACAGGCTGACGGGTGGTTCGTACCAATCGCCGCATTGCTGACACTCCGCGTATTCAAGCAGGGCCGACCGCCCACCAATCACTGGCTCAGGCTCGCCCAGGTCGAAGGTGAAGGACTGAGCGGGGGCGGTGGCGTGCAAAGTAGGGGCCACTGGTTGCGGGCTGGAGTGGTGCGCCTGGGCCGGCGCGCGGCGGGTTCTTTTTGTCATGGTCAATCAGAAATTACAAGGAAGGATTGGCCCTGTGGTGTGGCCAGGTCAGTACCTGTTTCCAAGGGCTCATGGCTGATCGAGTTCATGGTTGCCCACGCCAGATCGGAGTGGCCGGTTTGTTCGCTGCGTCCCGCCGCATATGTCACATTGCGCCCGCTGGCGGTCATCTCACGCTTGATGGCCATGAAGCTGGCGGCCAGCTCCTTGTTACCCGCATCAAACTCCAGCCGCCCAGCATTGATGACTTGTTGCGCCTTCAGCACCAGCATGGTTTTGTTCTCCACGCTGTAGTTCAGGCCGCGCACGGCGGGGTAGAACTTTTGCACCAGCTGATACACGCCCTGGCCGATGCCGGTGGTGTCCACTGTCATGCCCACCACGTTGTAGCGTTGGGTGATGGCCTTGATCGCCTTGGTCTGGGCCTCAAAGTCCATGCCCTTGAATTGCTCTGTGTGCAGCACGCGCAGCGCGCCGCCCGGTTTGGTGGGCAGCGCCACCACCGCCAGGCCTGCGGCGTCGCCCGTGTGGCTCGGGTCATAGCCCACCCACACCGGCAGCCACCCATAGGGCCGCTGGCTGAACGGCTTGAAGTCTGTCCACAGGTCCCAGCTGTCCACCATGCAAACCTGCAGCATGGAGAGAGGGAATACAGAAAAAGAGTCATCTACAAACCCGCACATCAGCAGGTTTGCGAACTCCGCATCGGAATACTCCAGCTTCAGCTCTTCAAGGTCGAAAAGGTCACAGCCACCAGCAAGCGCGTCCATGATCGTGACGATGTTGCGCCACACGCGATCCTCGCCAGTGAAACCACCGGCCAGGCGCGCGTGGGTCAAGTCCACCTCAGTCTTGGGCATATGCGGCGTGTTGGATGCTGCTGGGCGTGCTGAAGTAGGTCTTGCGCCACTTTTTGTGCATGGCCATTCCGCTGGCCACCTTGTTCAGGCGCTCGAAATCCTGCGTCCAAAAGAACTCATCGAAATAGAAGTTCCCGTGGTAGCCCTGTGCCGTACGTGCGTTGCTGCCCAGAAAGTAGAGCGTCGCGCCGTTGGCCAGCACGATCGGATCGCCTTTCAGCTCCACGCCAGTGACTTCATGCACAAACGCGCAGATGTACTGCTTGAAGATGTGGGCCTGTGCCTTGCTGGCAGATAAGAAAATCTGATTGCGCCCTGTTTCCAGCGCATCAATCAGCGCCTCACGCGCAAAGTACCAAGTCGCGCCAATCTGCCGAGACTTGAGGATTGCCCGCGTACGCTGCTGGCTGCTCTGCCACCAGCCGAGCTGGTACTTGAACAGCGAATCGAGGAAAGCGCTTTTCAGCTGCTCCACTTGTTCCTCTGACAGGTAGTTTTTGCCGCGTGACTTCTTAGGCCCAGCATTGCGCGCTTCAATGGCCGGATTCAGATCGGCCTCGCGCCCGGTGCGTTCGTACTTGCCGATACGGGCCAGGCGCTCCAGCTGACGGCCCAACAGGTCGATCTCCTTGAAGTCGCCGCCCGTCTTCACATCCTTTGCGATCAACGTAGACAGCCGCGCTTCAAGCGCGTACTCCACGCGCTGCGCCGCTGGCGTGTCCTGCCACTTTTCAGCCTTGCACCAGCCATGCAGCGTGCCACGTGGCACGCCCAGGTGTTCAGCGATGTGCGACAGCTTCCAGCCCATCCAGAACAAAGCGCGCGCCTCGCGACGAACACCGGCACCACCATCCACCGGGCTGGTTTCACCTGCTGGCTGCACATCCTTGAAGATTGCTTTTGCACCGCTGGTGATGGCCTTCTGTGCCGCGCTGCCCGTGTTGTGCACGGCACTGGGCGGCGCACGCTTTGGCCTCGCTGGCTTAGGTGTTTGGGCGGTGGCTTTGCTCTTCATGGCTTGCCAGTGTCTGCCGCGCGCGCGCGGAACGCATCAACGGAAAAATGTGATCCGCGCAGCCACAGCGTGCGCAAATTGCGGCCAGCGCAGTGCATGCGGAACATAGGCGGTAGATCAACTCACCGCACGAAAGCCGCACCATGCCATCCAAGTTTTTCCGCGTAGCCACCGAGGGCGCCACCACTGACGGCCGCGAAATTCAGCGCAGCTGGATCGAGCAGATGGCCAAGAACTTCAACCGTGAAAAGTACGGTCCCCGCGTGTGGCTGGAGCACATGCGCGGCATGCTGCCGGAAAGCTCTTTCGCCGCGCTGGGCGACGTGCTCGCACTGGAAGCGCGCAAGGTTGAAGACGGCAAGCTGGCGCTGTTCGCGCAGATCGAAGCACTGCCGGCACTGGTGGCCATGAACAAAGCCAAGCAGAAGATTTACACCAGCATCGAAGTGGACCCGAACTTTGCGAAGTCTGGCGAAGCCTATCTGACCGGCCTGGCGGTGACCGACTCCCCGGCAAGCCTGGGCACCGAGGTGCTGAAGTTCGCCGCAGGCAACCCTGACGCCAGCCCATTCAAGGGCAAGAAGCACAGCGACGGCGCACTGTTCTCCGCTGCTGTCGAAACCGAACTGGGCCTGGAAGGCGATGCAGAGAGCATTGCCAACACGCTCATCACCAAATTCAGCGACATGCTGAAAAACTTGAGCGGCATCACTGCACCCAAGCACACACCAGAAACCTCCGAAGCATTCGCTACCAAAACGCTGGAAGTGCTGGGCGCAGCTGATGCCGCCATTCAACACCAGTCCAAAGAGCTGGCAGCCGAGAAGGCCGCACGCGAGAAGCTGGCGGGCGAGTTCTCTGCACTCGAAAAGAAGTTCAACGAACTGACCGTGACGCTCAGCAAGCAAGACGGCGGCACTGGTGCCCGCCCCGAAGCCACGGGCAATGAAGGCACCGTGCTCGCCGACTGCTGAGCCATCACCCAAGCGCCAGCGCCCAACACCGCAAACCAGAAACGAACCTTTAGGGACAGACCATGAAGAACCCAACCCGCAAGAACTTTTCCGACTACCTCGCCCACCTTGCGACGCTCAATGGCGTGGAGTCGGCCGCGCAAATGTTCACCGTTGCGCCCAGCGTGCAGCAAAAGCTGGAAAGCCGCATTCAGGAGAGCAGCGCGTTTTTGCAATCCATCGGGGTCTATCCCGTGGACGAAATGCAGGGGCAGAAGATCGGCATCGGCACAGATGGCCCGGTGGCCAGCCGCACCGACACCACGGGCGCGGACCGCGGCACCCGAGATGCCGCATCGCTGGGCGGCCAGGGCTATCAGTGCGTGCAGACCAACTACGACACGCACGTGCGCTACGCCACGCTGGACATGTGGGCAAAGTTCCCTGACTTCCAGTTGCGCCTGTCGCGTGCCATCCAACAGCAGTGCGCGCTGGATCGCATCATGATCGGATTCAACGGCACCAGCGCGGCGGCGAACACCAACCGGGTGACGAATCCGCTGCTGCAGGACGTGAACAAGGGCTGGCTGCAGTACCTGCGCGAAAACGCACCGGAACGCGTGATGGCCCGCGGTGCGATCGCGGGCAAGGTGGTGGTGGGCGCTACCGGTGACTACAAGACGCTGGACGGCCTGGTGTACGACGCCACCGAATCGCTGCTGGACGCCTGGCACGCCGAGGCCGGCGACTTGGTGGCCATCGTGGGCCGTGGCCTCATGCACGACAAGCTGTTCCCCCTGGTGGACGGCCAAACGGCACCCACTGAAATGCTTGCCGCCGACATCGTGCGCAGCCAACGCCGTTTGGGCGGCAAACAGGGCATCACCGTTCCCTTCATGAAGCCCAATGCCATCCTCATCACCAGCCTGAAAAACCTGTCCATTTACTACCAAGACGGCAGCCGCCGCCGTGCAGTGATCGACAACCCCAAGCGCGACCGTATCGAGACTTACGAGAGCAGCAACGATGCGTTCGTTGTGGAAGACCTGGGCAAAGCCTGCCTGATTGAAAACATCGAGCTGCAGGACTGACGCACAGCAGCTGGCCGCAAATAGCAGCTCCTAAAAAAGGGAGCCGCTATTTGCAAGCCGGCCACGCGGCACCCACAAGAAGCACGGGGAACACCAGCTATGCGACAGACACCAGCCCAACGGCACCGCATGCACAGCCTTGCATCACAGCAGGCCGAGCAGCAAAACGCCGAAAACGCACACGGCCAGACCGTGGGCACCGCCTACGAACTCCAGCTGGCGCAGTTGCACCAGCACCGCCTGTGCCTGAAAGAAATGCACAGCGTGGAAAAGAAGATCGAAGCGAAGGGCGCGATGCTGCCCGAGTACGACGCCTATGTAGACGGCGTGCTGCAAGCCAGGCCGGGCACCCAGGACGATGTGATCGCCACCGTGATGGTGTGGCACATCGACGCGGGCAACTACGCCCGAGCGCTGGAAATTGCAGAGTACGCACTGGAAAGTGGCATCAAGCCGCCCGACCAGTACAACCGTAATTTGCCCACCATCGTGCAAGACGAAGTGGCCGAAGCCATCCTGGCCGGAAAGCTGAGCGGCACAGATGCACTGCAGGTGGCCGCCAAAGCCATGGCGCTGACCGACCAAGCAGACACGCCAGACCAGGCCAAAAGCAAGCTGTACAAGGCCGCGGGCTGGGCGGTGCTGGGCAAGACGGGCAGCCACGATGTGGACATGGCCACCCGCACCATCAAAGCATGCAAGGAAGCCCTGCCCCTGTTGCAGCGCGCCATGGAGCTGGACACCCGAGCCGGCGTGAAAAAAGACATTGAGCGCCTGGAGCGCCGACTCAAGCCGAAGACGGCGGAGAAGGCATAGGCGCTGTAACCCGGGCGTACCCCGCACCCGTGGCGGCCCCAGGGCAGACAGGCGCACACCGTGCATCCCTGCCACGCCCTGGGCCACCGCCACACCTCACACCTACCGCAACAAGGGGCACCATGTCGTTTCTCGCTACCGCAAATCCACCTGCGCAGGGCACCGAACCAACGGTGGCCAATGACGGCTTTTTCCCAGATGTGGATTGCGAAGCGCTGCGCACTGACATCCGCCTGGATGGAACGGTAACCGTCGCCCGCCTGAAACTCGCCGTAGTGGATGCCATGCTGGCCGTGAACAGTGAGTTGCAGCAATGGCGCACCGAGCAGGTACAGGCCGGCCACGCCACGCTCGCAGATGTTCTGGCGCCCAGCCTTGCAGGCGAAAGCGCCAAGGTGCACCAGTACCGAAAGGCGATCTATGCCCATGTGGGCGCATCGCTGGCAGAAGCCTATCGAGACATGGACACGCTTCCCCAGGGCACCGGCAAGGAACCTCGCGTGATGGCAGCACTGGAAATCCGTGTGGACACTTTCCACCAGCAGCTGCGCTGGGCCGTAGCCGACCTGCAAGGCAAGTCGCGCGTGATAGCGGAGCTGCTGTGACCGCGCCCACTATGCAAAGCATGACGGTGCGCGCGCACCAGCACGAAACGCTGGATGGACTCGCCTGGCGCCAGCTGGGCAGCACCGCGGGCCATGTCGAAGCCACGCTGGCGGCCAACCCGGGCTTAGCCAGACTGGCCGCCGATCTACCCGAAGGCCAGGCAGTGCGCCTGGTCAAAGCACCAGAGCCCGAGCGGGCCATGGTTTACCTGTGGGACTAAGAATGTCGAAAGAAATCATCAAGGATGTGGTGACCGAGGGAGCCAAGGCCACGCCGCCTGTGGCAGTGGTGACCACCTCAATTGCTCAAGGCTGGACGATCAACAACACTGTGGGCGCGCTTACGGTCATCTACCTGCTGCTGCAAATCGGCTGGCTGGTGTGGCGGTGGCACAAGGCCGCCAGCGGCCAACCCGTGAAAGGCGAGTGATGGACGGCAACTGGAACAAGTGGTGGCTGTGGGCGCTTTCCCCCTTCATCGTCCTGACAGTCGCTGTGCTCTGGTTGTACGACTGGCTTTGGCCCAAAAGGGAGGGCAAACGATGACGCCAAAGCAGGCCATGGCCCGAATAGCCGTTGCCGCGCTCACGCTGTCGGCAGCTGGCTTTGCCACCTGGACAGCGAGCGAAGGCGACGGCCCCACCAGCAAGCGAGCAGACGGCACTGTGGTGCACCACCCATACATACCGACTGCGGGCGACGTGCCGACCATTGGCCATGGCAGCACACGGTATGAGGACGGGACGCCCGTGCGCATGTCCGATGCGCCCATAACGCGCCAGCGCGCCCAGCAGCTGGCCCGCAACCTGCACAGCGAAGAAGAAGCCAGGTTCAAAGCCAGCCTGCCAGGCGTCTACCTGCACCAAGGGGAATACGACCTTTACCAGGACTGGGTGGGGCAGTTCGGGATAGGGAACTGGCGCAAGCCGCAGTCACCGCGCACCTGGCTGCTGCAGGGCGACTACGTGGGCGCTTGCAACGCCCTGCTGACCTGGCGATTTCAGGCAGGCCGCGATTGCAGGCTGCCCGAAAACTGGGGGCCACAGGGCTGCAAGGGCGTGTGGTCCCGGCAGCAGCAACGCCACGCCAAGTGCATGGCCATGCAGTGAAAAAAAAGGAGCACCACCATGCTGACCACCCTACGCGCCAACGCCTGGAAATACACAGCCATCGCCGCCACGCTGGGCCTTGGCGCAATGCTGCTGGTGCAAACCATGCGATTGGCAGACGCCGAGAAAGATGCGTTGACGGCCACCACCACCTTGGCCACTGAACGGTTCGCACACGAACGCGCCGCCCGTGAGCAGGCCGAACGATTCCGCAACCTTGAAGGAAATCACCGTGATGAAATCGCCAAGATCGACACCACTGCACAGGCCGCCATTGATGCTGCTGCTGGTGGCCGTGATCGCGCTATTGATGCTCGCAACCGGCTGCGCGGGGAACTTGCCGAATATCTCGCCCAGCACCGTACCGCCGCCCAAGCTCGCGCCGCTGCCGGCCAGTGCGCGCCAGACACCAGCGCCGCCGATCTGCTCGCCGAGCTGCAGCGACGCGCTGACGACAGAGCGGGAGAACTGGCGCACGTTGCTGACAACGCCCGGGCACGGGGCCTCGCCTGCGAGCGCTCCTACGACAACGCACGCGCAGTGATCGACGCCGCAGGGCGAGCGCAGTAGGAGGCAGCCGTGTGGAAACTTCAAAGCCTGCGCAAGCTGATCGAGTCAGCTGTGCCCGATCTCAAGCGCGACCCTGAGCGCTTGATCGTGATGGCCACCGATGGCGCCGCGGTGTCCACGCTCGCAGCCGGGCTATCGTTCGAATACCGGTATACGGCGGCCATCACCGTGCTGGACTACACAGGGCACACAGATGCGCTGTTTGTGCCGATCCTGGCTTGGGCTCGCGTCAACCAGTCAGACGTGCTGGACAACCCCACCAGCCAGCGTAGGGGGGTGGAGTTCAGCGTGGAGCATCTGAACACCAGCGCCGTGGACATTGGCATCCGCGTGCCGCTCACAGAACGTGCCATCGTGAAGCCAGACACGGCGCACCCCACGCGCTTCAATGTCACGCACCCCAAGGAACCATGCCACCCTGGTGGCCAATGCCTGCCAGAACACTGGGAACTGTGGCTGCAAGACAAGAAGCTGGCAGAGTGGGACATTCCCGCGCCGGCTGAAAAGGCGCGCTTTCCGCTGTAGCCCATGGCCGACTTCACAGCGCTTGAAACCTGGGCGGCCGACATGCTGGCCAAGCTGCAGCCCACCCAGCAGCGACGCCTGCTGGTGGACATGGCACGGCGCCTGCGCACAGCCAACAGCCAGCGCATGCGCGCACAGACCGACCCCGAAGGCGAGGCGTGGGAGCCTCGCAAACCACCAGGCCCGGCGCTGCGCAGCAAACGCGAGCGCCTGCGCCAGGCGGCCAGGCAGCGACAGCCCATGTTTGCCAAGCTGCGGCAGCAAAAGAACCTGAAAGCCCGTGCGCAAGGTGGCGCCGCAGTGGTGGAGTTCATGGGCCGCGCCCAGCGCATCGCCCGTGTGCACCACTTCGGAGAAACCGACGCTGTGAATCCGGGCGGTCCGCAGTACACATACCCAGCCCGCGAGCTGCTGGGTATCACTGACGACGACGCAAACGCCCTGCGCGATGCTTTGCTGGCGCACTTCGGCGGCTGATCGGCGACACCAAAAAACGTGAATAGCGCAGCCACAGCGGTAGCCGCTGGCGTTCGCGCGCGCGCGGCAGCACCATGACTGCATGCCTCAAAACGCCGCCCAACAAGACAGCCCGCAAGAGTCCACGCGCCGCGTGGAAAACCTCGCGCGCATGGGTACGGTGCTGGAAGTGCGCCACACCACGCCCGCCCGCTGCCGCGTAAAGCTGGGCGACAACACCACCGACTGGTTGCCATGGATTGCGGGCCGCGCGGCCGGCAATAAAGGCAGCAAGTGGTGGCCGCCAGTGGTGGGAGAGCAGTGCATGGTGCTATCGCCTGGTGGCGACCTGTCCCAGGGCGTGGCCCTGTTGGGCGCTTACAGCGATGGCATGGACGCACCCAGCGACGGCGCGGGCGTGGACAGAACCCAATGGAGCGAAAGCGACTGGGCGGAATACCGTGCCGGCCGTCACACGATCCGCATGGAAGAAGCCATCACCCTGGAGGTGGGGGGCGCATCGAGCATCGCCATGGCGGCGGACAGCATCACCCTGCGGGTGGGCGGTGCGGTCCTGACCATCTCTGCAGATGGAATCACCAGCAACGTGGACATCTTGGCCCAAGGCATCAGCTTGGTACGCCATGTGCACGGTGGCGTGCGCATCGGCCCCAGCACCACGGGGGCACCACAATGATGAGCCGCACCACAGGCCAGCGCCTGGAACCGCTGGCCCACCTGCGCCAAAGCATCGGCGACATTCTTTCTACGCCCATCGGTAGCCGCGTCATGCGCCGCGAATACGGCAGCCTGGTGCCAGCGCTGATCGACAAGCCGGACAACCTGGCCACACAGACGCGCTTTTTTGCCGCTGCCGCATCTGCCCTGATGCGCTGGGAACCACGCCTGAAAGTGGACCGCATGGCCATTTCCCGCGATCCCGAGCGCAAGGGGCGAATCACCCTGGAAATCACCGGCAGCTACGTGGGCGCCTTTGGCCGCGAGCCCGCGCCGCTCGCGTTGTCCGTGCCATTGGGCACAACCCAGACCACAGGGGCCGCCACATGATCGACCTGACCACGTTGCCAGCACCCAAAGTGGTGGAGTCGCTTTCCTTCGAAGCCATCCTTTCAACAGCAAAGGCGGACTTCGCCGAGCGCCTGCGGCCTCACCTGCCCAACATTGACGAAATACTGCAGCTGGAATCCGAGCCGGTGGTGAAGCTGCTGCAGAGCCACGCTTACCGCGAACTGCTGTACCGCGCCCGCGTCAACGATGCCGCGCTGGCCCACCTGCTCGCGTTCGCGACAGGCGCAGACCTTGACCACAAGGGCGCCTTCTACGGCGTGGCCCGCCTGGGCGGTGAAAACGATGAACGCTACCGCCGCCGCATCCAGTTGCGCGTGCGGGCGCTGGCCGGCAACGGAACCCGCGAGCACTACGAGCTGGCCGCGCTCACTTCTTCGCTACTGGTACGCGATGCCATTGCCACGCAGCCGCAAGCCGGGCGCGTATCGGTCCTGCTGTGGCTTGTGGATGGCGCGAACCCAGAGGCGACAGCCGCCACCGTGCTGGCCGCACTCAATGCTGAAGACGCCCGCCCGTTGGGTGTGCCCGTGTCCGTGGCCTTGGCCCAGCCAAAAGCCATCAACATCACCGCCACATTGACGCGCGAAGCCGGCGCACCTGTGGACCTGGTGGCACAAGTGCGCGACGCACTCGCGCCGGCCCTGGCCGAGTTCGCACGACTGGGCCGCGCAGTGTCCCGCAGCTGGATTACTACTCGCCTTCATGTGGCGGGCATCAGCAGCGTGCGCTACACCGACCCGGCTGCGCCTGCAGAAGTGACGCCCATCGCTGCGGCTGAATATCCCGTGCTGGGCGCTCTGCAGCTGACCGATGGGGGCGTGGCATGAACGTGCGCCAGCACATCCTGCCGCCTGCGACCACGCCACTTGAAAAGGCGTGGGATGAAGCGTTGCCAGCCTGGGCAGAGCTTGCAGACGCGTTCAAAACGCCGAGCGAGGGCGAGCCCGCAGCGTTCGTGCCTTGGTACGCGGCTGAATACGGCCTGGCAGAGTTCGCCCCCTACTTCGACACCGTGCCCGAGCTACTGGCCTACGGCCTACCCTGGCTGTTCGTGCGCGGCACGGCTGCCGGCGTGTCAATGGCGCTGGGCTGGGTTGGGTTCGCTGGTGCAGTGGTGGAAGAAAGCGGCGCCCGGTTGCACATCGATCTTGGCCGCCCAGCAACAGCCGAGGAAATCAGCCGCATTGCCCATGTGGTGCGCGCCACTGTGCCAGCGCATGTGCAGTTCTGGCGCGTCTTCCATGGACATGACAGGCGCACCCTGCGGATGGACCGGGGGCAGCCGCTGGATACCGGCATGCTGGATGACGACTCAGGTGTGTGGATCAGCGTGGCAACCGGCGAGCCAGTGAAAGCCAGCTTTGGCCTTAAGCACTGCGGAACAACCACCAGCATTGCAGGCCAGCCACTGGCCACAGCCACTGCCGCATACATCGCCAAGCTCACCCGGAACGACAAGCTGGTACTGGACTGCTGGCGTTTGGATTCCCGCCTGCTGGCCAACGAATTCGGCGGCCTGGGCGAGCTGATGCGCGGCGAGGCCCCTGCCTATGTACGCGTGCAGGGCGAAGGCGTAGCGCCCGGCGTGGTCTCCATCCAAGAAGCCACGTGGAGCGCAGCGCCGGCCGAAGTAGCCGGCACTGCAGATGCGAAGGGCGAACTACCGCCAGCCCTGCCACAGCCGCAAGGGTGGTCCGGCACCTGGGGCGTACAGCGCTGGCGTCCTGTCTATATCGAATCGAAATCAACGGAGAGCACCTGATGGCAACCCTGCAAGACGATGGGCGCATTGCCCTGGCCATGGCCATGGCCGCACAGCCCGTGCATTTGGCCTGGGGCCGTGGCCTGCCCGCGTGGGACGCGGCAGCTCAGCCCGAGCCGAGCAACGCCACCGCACTGGTGGACGAAGTGGGCCGCCGCCTGGCCACATTCGTGGGCTACGTCGAGCCCGACGCGGCCGGTGAAGTGGAGCTGCCCAGCGGCAGCAAATACAAGGTGGTGGCCGGCCCAACTCGCTGGTTGTACGTGCGGGTGGTCTTCAATTTTGAAGATGCAGACGGCGAAACCATCCGCGAATTGGGCATCACGTTCGGCGCGGCGCCCGTTACCGGCCTGCCCGCGGGCCAGCGCTATTTCGCGCCCGCACAGATCGCGCAGCCTGGAAGGCTTTACACGCTGGAGCGCGTGCCAGCCTTCACCCGCAATGGCGCCGTGCGCCAGACCTTTGAATACGTCCTGCCCTTCTGACCATGAGCGCAAACCCACTCGCCATCTATGACCGGCACGACCCGGCCAAGAACTACGACCGCCACCTGTTCCGTGCCGACAAGGTGCTGCAAAGCGCCGAGCTGAACGAACTGCAAACGGCGCTGCATGCGCGCATTGCGGGCATTGCCGGCATGTTGATGAAGGAAGGCTCCATCATCAGCGGCGCCGGGATCATCGTGAATCACGCAACCGGGTCCGCCACCTGCGAAAACGGCGCTATCTATGTGGCCGGTGCCGTTCGCGGCGTCCCACCTGCGGCCCTGGTGATTGCCACCGTGGGCGTGGTGTTCGTGGGCGTGTACCTGACGCGAGACACCATCACCGAGCTGGAAGACCCTGCCTTGCTGAACCCGGCTGTGGGCACTGACGGCTACAAGGAACCGGGCGCCGCACGCGAGCGCGTGCAGCTCACGTGGGGTGTTCAAGGCAGCGGCCAGGCTGGGGAGTTCTTCCCGGTGTGGACGGTGGAGGATGGTTGGGTGCGCCCCAAGGAAGCGCCGCCCAACATTGATGCGGTAACGCAAGCCATCAAAAACTATGACGTGGCGAGCACGGGCGGTTCGTACATTGTTCGCGGCATGGAGCTGCGCCTGGCAGCCGACCTGCCAACCGGCGAGCAGGTGTACAACCTGGCCGAAGGTGCGGCCCGCATCAATGGCGCCGGCCTGGAGCTGCCAAGCGGGCGGCGAGTGGTGTTCAATGCCCAGCCAGACCTGCAGTGGATCGACAGCGAACCACACCTGTCCACCACAGACGGCGCACAGCGGATCGATTTCGACCGCTGGCCACTGGCGGGCGTGCCGCAGGTGCGCATCGTCAGGCGCCGCACGGTAGACGTGGTGCATGGTGGTTTTGTTGGTGCGGCCGACCCCCTGCCCGACAACAGCGTGCAGCAGATCGAGCGCATCCAGCAAGGCGCAACCGTGTTTGCAAACCCGGCCGATTACAAGCTGACTGCGGGACAGGTGGACTGGGCTGCAGGCGGCGCAGAGCCCGCCCCGGGAAGCACCTATCAAGTCACGTATCTGTACATCGCCCAAGTGCCCGCCACAGCGGTGGACTCGCGCGGCCTGACCGTCGCCGGGGCGGTGGCGGGCACCACGGTGCTGCTGTCGTACAACTTCGCGCTGCGCCGTATCGACCGGCTCACGCTGTCGGCTGATGGCGACATTGCCTGGGTACGCGGCGTGCCATCTCCCTGGATGCCACTGCCGCCCCAAGTGCCCGAAAACGTGCTGACCATCGCATCGGTCTACCAGACCTGGGACGAACAGCGCCGCGTGACGCTGGACGGCGTGCGGATGGTCCCCATGGAGAAGCTCAACGAACAAGACGAATCCATCGCCAAGATGTGGCAGGACCTGGCCGAATTGCGCCTGGCGGTGGACATCAGCGGGCGGCATTCTGGCGTGAAGAAAGGCCTGTTCGCTGACCCCATGCTGTCCAACGCGATGCGCGATGCCGGTGTGCCGCAAACCGCACTGATCGCCAATGGCGCCCTGTGCCTGCCCATCACCTTCACCGTGCACCAGATCGGCCAGGCCATCAAGACCCGCCAGAGTCCGGCCTACACCCACCGCGTGGCGCTTGCGCAGAACGCTCGCACCGGCAGCATGCTGGTGAACCCATACAACGCATTCGACCCGCTGCCCCGCCCGGTAACGCTGACACCGGCCGTGGACCGGTGGACCGAGGTGCACGACACCCTGGGCGTTCCAACCAGCGTGGCGTCATCGTTTCGCTTTGGCAGCGGTGAAAAGATCGTGCGCAAGGAAACCACCACGCTGCTGGAATACCTGCGGTTGATCGATGTGCGGTTTGACCTGGATTTCGGACCCGGTGAAAACCTGCAGTCGGTCACCTTCGACGGCATCGCGGTAGAAGCCGACCCCCTGCCAGGCGGTACCCTCACGGCCGACGCGGCCGGGCGCCTGAGCGGAACTTTTCCCATCCCCGCCAACGTGCCAGCCGGCACCAAGTCGGTGGTGTTCCGTGGCACGGGCGGCAGCACCGCAAACACGCTGTTCACTGGCCAGGGCGAGCGCCTGGACCGCGAGCTGTCGCAAATCATCTACTTCCAACCGGTGTTTGTGGATCCACTGGCGCAGACGTTCGTGCTGGACAAGGCGGAGCACTGCACAGGGGTGGACTTGTGGTTCACCGCCAAGGGCACCACGGGGGCATTGATCCAGCTGCGCGAAGCCGAGGCCGGCTACCCATCGCCCCGCGTACTGTCCGAAGCCTGGCTGCTTCCACCTGCCATCAAGACGGACGGCACCCCCACCCGCGCCCAATGGAGCCCAGTGGTGCTGCAGGCCGGCCGTGAATATGCGCTGGTGGCGCTGAGCGACGACAACGCCACGGCATTAAGCCTGGCCAAGCTGGGCGACTGGGACGCCAACGCCCTGCGCTGGGTCACGTCACAGCCCTACCAAGTGGGCGTAATGCTTTCCAGCTCCAACGCCAGCACCTGGACCGCCCACCAAGACCAAGACCTGACGTTCGCGCTACTGGCCGCGAACTACACGGAAACAGAGCGGGTGCTGGACCTGGGGGCCGTGAACGTGGCCGACGCCACCGACCTGTGCGTGCAGGCCTATGCCCACCAGCCAAGCACGGCCGCGGCGTGCGTCTTTGAAATCGCCGCCACGGGCATTGCCCACACCGTGCTGGCTGCGCCCGGCCAGGTGGTGGAACTGCCCAGCCGCTACACCGGCCCAGTGCAGGTCAAAGCGCGTCTGCGTGGCGATGCCAATTTCGCCGCCGTGCTCGAGCCTGGCATTCAGCTGGTGGTGGGCTCTCTGCAAAACGCGGGCGACTACATCACCCCGATGCTGGGTGCGGGCGGCCTGGTGGACGTGCGCGCGACGCTTGAAGCCTATCTGCCTGCGGGCACATCGCTGCAGCTGCACGCGCTGGCCGATGCACCGGGCGCCGTGTGGACCGAGGTGCCATACCTGTCATCCAGTGCGATGACGGCCGGCGTTATGGAACTGACCTACCGCCTGGAAGACTTCGCAGCCGAGCGCCTGCGCCTGCGCATCACGCTGCATGGCAGCTTCAACGCACGGCCATGGGCCACCAACCTGCGGGCGGTGGTGCTGTGATGGTGGACAACCGCACCCCGGCACTGGGCCTGGAGCTGCCACACCCAGACAACCGGCTGGAACAAGACGTACTGCGCTTGCGCGCTTCGCTGGCCTCCTTGGATAGCGCCTGCGAAACCTTGGCCGCGTTGATCGAGGCGCGCGTTTCCGAAGCGGAGCTGGCTACAGCTGTGTCAACTCTGCAGGCTGGGATAAACAGCCTGGGCACCACCGTCACGTTTTTGACGAACACCAAGGTGGGCCTGGTCAACGGCCTACCGGGTCCCGCGGTCACGCTCAAGCCGGTGCATCTTGGCCTTGGGCCAGCGAATGGACCGAGCCTGCAGACCATCGCCCGCGACGCGCAAGGGCGATTGGCATCCGTATCCACAACGGTGGACGGAAAGGTGGCGCTGCAGACCATGACCTATGACGGGGCTGGCCGCGTATCTGCTGTCACAACGGTTTATGACGGCCGGACCAGAACAGAGACGTTTGGCTATGACGCGGCCGGACTCATTACCAGCATGGAAGCGGTGGAGACACAGCAATGATTCTTGATTTACTCAACCTGGAAGAGATCAGGCGTGGAGGCCCACCATCGTGGGTAAGCGGAAGGAACTATCAAGCCGGACAGTGCGTTCGCAGCACGTCGGACCACCAACGGTATGTGCGCATCACGAATGGTGCTGGAGCCGTGGACCCGGCGACCGACACAACCAACTGGCGACCAGATGGTGGACGGGCCATTAAGTCGATTCAACGCGGTGTCATAACGATGGGAAGCGGCGTGCCCGGTACAGCGACCATATCTGCTGTCAACCCATCGAAGTCGGAGTTGCGCTATCTGGGAACTACCACCCAATACAGCTCAGTAGATGTTCAGTATTGGCTGGTTCGCGTTTATCTACTGAACGCCACAACAGTAGCGGCCACCGCAGTGCAAAACGGTTGGGCCACATCTGTGGGTTGGGAATTAACGGAGTATTACTAATGCCCTACTACGCGCAAATAAACGCCGAGCGCATCGTGCTTTGCGTAACCCAAACAGCCGAGGCAGTCACCAACCCGCAGATGGTGGCCATCGACTCCTACGATGCCTCGCTCCTTGGAAAACGCCACAACTTGGGGAGCGGACTGTTCGAAGAAGTTGCGCCAGAGCCGACGGGGGAAGACGAACGCCTGTGGTGGCTGGATGTGGGACCGTTCAAGGATCGCCTGGGCATGGACGCACCCGCCATCTACGCCAGCAATCACGCTGCCTGCCGTGGCGTGGTGGGCATGCTGGAGGGCCGCAAGTACATCCACCTGAAAGACCCGCGTATCGCGGCCATGATGGGTGTGCTGATCGCCAGCGGGCAGCCTGCAGCGGACCCCGTGTGGCCAGGTTCAGGCCCGATGACTGCCGCCAAGCGTGACACCATCCTGAACACGCCGACCACCGAGGCCGAACGCCACATCAAGGGCTTGGAGGGCTGACCATGCTGCTGGCTTCTTACACAGGTACGCGCCCCGGCCTGCAAGGCTGGGCAAACCGCATCATTCGGCTTCGCCTGCGCGGCCGGTACAGCCACACCGAGCTGGTATTCCAGCCGGGCGACGGTGTGGACCACCTCATGCCAGACGGCACCACGGAACCTGACAGCAACGGCGCCTTGTGGTGTGTTTCCAGCGTGGCGGCAGAGCGACTGCCAGCGCACGGCGTGCGCCGTGCTGGCCGCCTGGGCGGTGTGCGCTTCAAGCGGATACGACTGGACCCGCAGCACTGGGAAACGATCAAGGTCAACCGCTGCCCCGTGTTCGCTGCCACCGTCGCTGTGATGCTTGAGGGCGCGCCCTACGACTGGCAGCTGATCGCCGGCTATGTGGCTTGGCTGGTGCCGGGCAAAGGAGGCCGGTACACCTGTTCCGAGCTGGTGGCCGCCTGCCTTGAGCATCCCGACCCGCATCGGTTCGACCCATGTGTGCTGCAGGCCGCGCACGCACGCCTGACCTAAACCATCGCACCCCAAGCAAGCCCGCCCGGCACATTCCCGGCGGGCTTTCCTGTCTTTGGCGCAGCCACAGCGTGCCGCGCTGGCGTTTGCACGGGCGCAAAAGCACCATGGAGACTCGCGCGCGCAGCGTGCTGAACCCCAGTTTTCCAAAGGACTCAACCATGTCAATTGCAGACTTTCACCACGGCGTGCGCGTCACAGAAGTAACGGAGGGCACCAACAGCATTCGCGTGGTGTCCACCGCCATCATTGGCCTGGTGGCCACGGCAAGCGATGCCGATGCCGCTGCGTTCCCACTCAACAAACCCGTGCTGTTCACCAGCATTGCCAAAGCACAGGCGAAGGCCGGCACCCTGGGCACGCTGGCCACGGCGCTGGCCTGCATTGCAGAGCAGTCGCGCCCGGTGATGGTGATCGTGCGTGTACCGGATGGCGTGGGCGGAGACGATGAAGCGAAAGCCGCTGACCAGACCAGCAAGGTGGTGGGCACGTTCGCAAACGGTGTGCGCACCGGTATTCAGGCGCTGCTGGATGCAGAAAGCCAGCTGGGCGTGAAGCCGCGCATCCTGGGTGCGCCAGGCCTGGACACCAAGCCCGTGGCCGAAGCGTTGACCGCCACCGCAGAAGCGCTGCGCGCCATGGCCTACGTGCACGCACACGGCGCGGACGATGTGAGCGAGGCGCTTGCATACGCGGATGGCTTCGGCAAGCGCGAAACCATGGTGATCTGGCCCAACTTCACCAAGTGGAGCACCACGGCCAACGCCGTGATGGAAGTGCCGGCCGTGGCATATGCCCTGGGCATGCGCGCTGGCATCGACCAGACCGAGGGCTGGCACAAGACCATTTCCAACGTACCGGTGAACGGCCCCACCGGCATCAGCAAGAGCGTTTACTTCGACCTGCAGAACCCTGCCTGTGATGCGGTGCTGCTCAACGATGGCAACGTCACGACGCTGATCCGCAAGCAAGGCTTTCGCTTCTGGGGCAACCGCACCTGCAGCCTGGAAGATGCGTTCGCTTTCGAGTCGGCCGCACGCACGGCCCATGTGCTGGCCGACACCATGGCCGAAGGCATGTTTCCTTACGTGGACAAGCCGCTGACCCCTGCGCTGGTGAGCAACATCATCGAATCCATCAACGCACGTCTGCGCGCGCTCAAGTCGGGCGGCTACATCTTGGGCGGCAAAGCCTGGATCGACTGGGACGTGAACACCACGGAAACGCTGAAGTCCGGGAAGCTGGTGATTGACTACGACTACGCCCCCGTAGCGCCTGCGGAAGACGTGGAGCTGCGCCAGCGCATCACCGACCGCTACTACTCCGACTGGGACGTGCGCGTGGCCACCGGCCAGTGATCGCAACCACCGTCACCACCGCCCCACACCACACCCACACACCAAGGAATAAGCCATGGCCCTGCCGCGCGTACTGAAAGCATTTGCCGCCTTTGTTGACGGCACCAACTACATGGGCGAAGTGCCCGAACTGACGCTGCCCACCCTGTCCCGCAAGATGGAGGAATACCGTGCGGGCGGCATGCAAGGCCCCGTTGATCTGGACTTTGGCCAAGAAAAAATGGAGGCCGAACTGAAGGGCGCCGGGTGGCTGAAAGACCTGGCCAAGAAATGGGGCGCCCGCCAGCACGACGCCGCAATGATCCGCTTTGCCGGCGCGCTGCAGGCGGAAGACAGCGAGGCCGTGACGCCCGTTGAAGTGGTGATGCGTGGCCGCCTGGTGGAAATCGACCCCGGCAGCTCCAAGGCCGGCGACACCACCGAGCGCACCTACAAATACACCCTGACCTACTACAAGGAAGTGGTGGACGGCCAGGTGGAACTGGAAATCGACCTGGTGAACATGGTGGAAACAGTGGGCGGGGTGGACAACCTCGCTGGCGTGCGCGCAGCCCTGGGAATCTGAGTTGCCTAGCTGCCAGGCATCGCCCGATAGCTACGGGCCGCCTGGTTCGCAGCGGGTGGGCGGTAAGCGCAACTGACCACGAACCCACCCGCTGCGCTTTTTCATCTTCAAACCGACAAGGAAAACAACATGACAGCAGAGCAAAACACCACGTCCGAGACTGCCGCAACCGCAGGCGGCCCAGTCATCATCAACGGCCGCAAGGCTGTGCACATCACGCTGGAAACAGCTATCGAGCGCAAGGGCGAGACCATCACGGCAGTGCACCTGATGAAGCCATTGGCAGGCGATCTGCGGGGCCTGCTGCTGGCCGAGCTTCTGCAGTACAAGACCGACGCTGTGATGAAGCTGCTACCGCGCATCACCGTGCCGACCATCACTGAGCCAGAGGTGTCCACCATGGACACCGCGGACCTTGTGACGATGGCCATGGAGGTAGCGGCTTTTTTGACACCGAAGGCGGTTTTGGAATCCCTGCAGCAGTAGAGGAACCCATGGCAGACGTGGCGTTCCTGCTCCACTGGCCGCCAGATGCCCTGTACGCCATGGAGCTGGGCGAGCTGATGAACTGGCGCCAGCTGGCGGTGGACCGGCACAACGCCATGCACGCACCCCAAGACAAGAAGCGATAACATGCGCGCAAATGACCACCTTCATCATCCTGGCACTCACAGCCATAGTGGTACTGAGCGCACTGGTAGCCACCGGCTGCCTTGCCGCCATGGCGGCCGGCGCAGCGGTGCGCATGTTGCTGCCATCTGCGCGCTTCGCTCGCCGGACGTACAGCGAGCAGAACCTGGCAGGAATCGACCACCTGATACAGCGCACGCGCAAAGCGGCAGGGCTTCCACCGATCAGCTGAGAGCGCCAGCCCTGCCAGGCCGGGCGCAGGGGGTGCGCCGTGGCTGACCGGTTGCGCCTTGAGGTACTGCTGGCGGCGGTGGACAAGGTGTCTGCCCCGTTGAAAAGAATGGGCCAGGGGGCAAAGGCTCTGGCGGGTGACGTGGGATCGGCCGAAGCCGCTCTGCGCAAGCTGGAAAGCCAGCAGCGTGGCGTGGAGGGCTTCAAGCGCTCCGCTGACCAGCTACGCGCCACCCGCGCCCAGCTGCAGGCCGCACGCCAGGCCCATGCAGAGCTGGCAGCGCAGACCCACACAGACGCGGCAGCGCAAAAGGCCCATACCGCGCAGCTGGCAGCGGCGGACGCGATGGTGAAGCGACTTAGCGCCAGCTTTGAAAAGCAGACGAACACCATGCGCCGCGCCAAGGCGGTGATGGAGTCGCGCGGCGTGAGTAATCCAGCCGCGGCGGAAGCCCAGCTGGCCGCGCAGATCGATAAGACCACCCAGGCATTGCAGCGCAAGAAGGCCGCGTACGAACGGATGCAGGCGCTGGAGAAGGCTCACGGGCGTATCACCATGCACGGCGCCATGGTGGCGGCCGGTGGCGTGGGCGCAATGGCTGCGGGCCGGCGCACGGTCGAAACCGGGCTGGCACCCGTGAGCAAATTCATGCAACACGAAGATGCCATGCTGGGCATCGCACGCCAGGTGCAAGGTGCGCGAGATGAGGCTGGAAACCTCACCCAGGTCTACCGTGATGCCGAACAGCAGGTGCGCGACTTGTCCACCCGGCTGCCACAGACCACTGTGCAGATCGCCGAAATGATGACTGCAGCGGCGCGAATGGAAGTGCCCACCAATGAGCTGGGCACGTTCGTGCAGCTGGCCAGCGAGATGGCAACCGCCTTTGACGCGGTGCCCGACCAGTTGGCGGAGAGCATGGGCAAGGTGGCCAAGAACTTCAAACGCCCAGTAACCGAAATTCGCGGGCTGGCCGACGCCATCAACTACCTTGATGACAACGCCATCAGCAAGGGCGCCGACATCATCGACGTGCTGAACCGGACCAGCGGCGTAGCGTCCACCGTGGGCATTTCTGCGGAGAACGCCGCAGCGCTGGGCAGCACCTTGCTGACTCTGGGCGAGCGGGCCGAAACGGCGAGCACGGCCATCAATGCGATCTTCACGAAGTTTGCAGCGGCCACCAAGGGCACCAAGAAATTCAAGGCCGCTGTGGATGAAATCGGGATGACCACCGAGGAAATTCAACGCGGCATGGCTAAGGATGCGGCGGGCACGCTGATGAAGGTGGCCGAGGCCATCCGCGCGCTGCCCCAGGATAAACGCATCGGAGTGATGGCAGAGCTGGTGGGCCTGGAGCACAGCGACACCCTGGCCAAGCTGGTAGACAAGCCGGATGAACTGCGCCGGCAGATGGAATTGGCCAACAGCGCGGGGGCCAAGGGCAGCATGGGGCGAGAGGCTGCGGCGCGAAATTCAACCCTGAGCGCCCAGCTGGTGATGCAGCAAAACCGCATGTTCAATGCCATGGCTGTGGCTGGCGAGTCACTGAAAGAGCCGATCATTGCGGTTTTCAAAGTGGTAAATCCGCTGTTGGAGCGGTTCACCAAATGGATGCAGGCAAACCCGGCCATCGTGGGTGGAGTTCTCAAGGTGGTGGTGGGCCTGGGCTTGCTGTCGGTGGCGTTGGGCGCTGTCCTTATCCCCGTTGGGCTTTTCATGGTCAAGGGCATGCTGCTGCGGCTGATGCTGGGCCGCCTGGTCTTCGCCTTCAGCGGTATTGGGGGAGCGGTGGCGCGTGTTGGCCCATGGCTGCTGCGCGCGGCGCAATGGCTAGGTGCATGGGGCGCCACCCTGGCCACATACCTGCCGGCCATGCTGCGCTTTGGCATGGTGCTGTTTCGCATCGCCACCGGGCCGGTGGGACTGCTGGCATTGGCAGCCACCATGCTGTATTCGCGCTGGGCGGATGTTGTGGGCGGCTTCAAGCTGCTGATGCAAGACATTGGCGAGGCGGTATCAGGGGCCGCGCAGTACGTGTGGGGCCTGGGCGCACGCTTCTTTGAGGCCGGTGCAGCCATCGTGCAGGGCATGGCCAACGGCATCACCAGCCGCATTTCTGCGGTGCGCGATGCCATCAGCATGGCCGCAGGCGATGCGGTGGACTGGTTCAAGGAAAAGTTGGGCATCCACAGCCCAAGCCGCGTTTTCATGCAGCTGGGCAGCTACGTGGGCGAAGGAGCGGCGCTGGGCATCCAGAACGGGGCCGGCATGGTGCGCCAGGCAGCGCTGGGGATGGCGGCTGCCAGCATGGTGCCCATGGCCGCCATGGGGGCGCCTGCAGCAACTGGCCCGGCATCGGGCGGCCGCACCTACCAAATCACGATCAACGCTGCACCGGGCATGGATGGCCAAGAAATCGCGCGTGCAGTGGCGGCAGAGCTGGACCGGCGCGAGCGGGAAAAAGACAGCCGGCGATACAGCCGCCTGTCGGACATTGACTGAAAGGAGCCACCACGATGATGGCCGCGCTGGGGCAATTCACTTTCGCCCTGAACACACTCGCCTTTCAAGAACTGCGCCGCAGCACCAGCTGGCGCCACCCCAGCAACGCACGCGTAGGCGCCCGGCCGGCACGGCAGTACGTAGGGCCTGGTGATGAAACCATTACGCTGACCGGGCTGCAGGCGCCTGAATTCATGGGCGACCGCAAGGCGCTGGAACGACTGCGCGCCATGGCCGACAAGGGCAGCGCCTATGCACTGGTGAACGGTGCGGGCGAGAACTTCGGCGCGTGGGTGATCGAGAGCATGGACGAAACCGGAACCCTGTTTGTGCGCGAGGGTGTACCCCGCCGCGTGGAATTCACCATCAACCTAGCGCGGGTAGACGATGCCCTGGCCGACCCGGCAGGCGGCACGGACGGTGGCGACGACTGGGGCGACTGGTGGACGGGCGATGATTGGGACTGGTGGCTGTGATGGCGGTGAACCTTCAGGCCCAGGACCGGGCGCACCGCAAGGTGCTTTACTCGCTGGTGGTGAACGGGCGCGACGTGTCGCAGGTGGTGCGCCCACTGTTGATGCGCCTGCAGTTGCGAGAGAGCCGCGGCGAAGAAGCTGACCAGCTGGACATCACGCTGGACGATTCCACCGGAAACCTGGCACTGCCGCCCGTGGGCGCCACCATTACCCTGCAGCTGGGCTACCAGCACACCGGCATGGTGGACAAGGGGAGCTTCACCGTGGATGAAATCGAACACACCGGCACGCCCGACACGGTGAACTTGCGCTGCCGCAGCGCAGAGCTGCGCAGCACCTTGCGCCAGCGCGCCAGCCAGAGCTGGCACGACACCACGCTGGGGCAGATCGTGCGGGACATTGCAGCCAAGAACAGGCTGCAGGCCAACGTGGACGAAACCCTGGCCGAAAAGCGCGTGCAGCACATCGACCAGACCAACGAAAGCGACGTGCACTTTCTGACCCGCCTGGGGCGCCAGCACGACGCGGTGGCCACGGTGAAGAAGGGCCGCCTGGTGTTCCTGCCCATCGGCAGCACCAAGAACAGCAGCGGCAAGGAGCTGGAAGCCATCCTGCTGGCCCGCAGCGACGGCGACCGCCACCGTTACCACTGCGCCGCCCGTGACAGCTACACCGGCGTGCGCGCCTACTGGCAAGACGCCCGTGCAGCCGAGAAGAAAGCGGCCATTGCCGGCACTGAGGACAACTTGAAAACCCTACGCGACAGCTACGCGACAGAGGCCGACGCCATGGCAGCAGCCCAGGCAGAGATGGGCCGAATCGAGCGCGGCGCGGCTACGCTGGAAATCACCCTGGCCATTGGCCAGCCGGCACTGATGGTGCAAACGCCTGTGAACGTGCGCGGGTGGAAGCCTGAGATTGACGGAACAGACTGGCTTTGCAAAACAGTGGAGCACAGCCTGGATGAAAACGGACTGACCACCCGCATGGAGATGGAGCGGCGTGGGGCCAGCGAACAAGCCAAAGAGCCTTGACCGCTTTATTTTATGTACGTACAATAAATGCATGAATATCGAATTCGATCCAGCTAAGGCCGAGGCGAACATGGCCAAGCATGGCGTGTCGCTGGCCTTGGCTGCTGAAATCGAATGGAGTGATGTTCTGTGTGCACCCGACAGCCGCCGCGACTACGGCGAACTGCGCGAAATCGGCTTTGCCGTCATTGCTCAGCGGCTGTATGTGGTGGTGTTCGTGCAGCGCGGCGAAGTGATGCGAATCATCAGCCTGCGCAAAGCCAATTCGCGCGAGGTAAAGCTGTATGACGAAGCGATCTAAAAACCTGGGGCTGGTAATGCCCACTGCCGCCGAAGATGCGGCCATCAATGCCGGCATGACTCAAGACGCGGACACGATAGAAATCACCGCAGAAATGACAGCCAACATGCGGCCACTGCGCCGACCTGGCCGCCCCAAGGTAGAGCAACCCAAGGTGCCCGTGACGATGCGCGTGGATGCCGATGTGCTGGATGCCATCAAGGCCAGCGGCACCGGGTGGCAGACCCGCGTGAATGCCGTGCTGCGCGAGGCCGTGCAGCGGGGCAAGCTGGCGGCGTAATTTGGCACCCCAAAAGGGCGAGGAGCTGACACCATGAAAAAGGCCACCGCTACGGGTGGCCCACTGCAACCTGGTACCGCAAAGGGCAGCGATCAGAAGAAGTGCATGTGCAGTTGCCGGAAAAAGCCCGGCTCCTCGCGATGGTCGGGGTGACCCTCTGCAACTGCCTGCTCCCACTCGCACTTGGCCACCAGTGTCTTCAGGCTTGTTGGCTCGCGCAGACTTATGGTGGTGCGCGTCTTTTCCCAGGCACACACAATTTCTTCGGTAAGTTCGCGCGCCGGAATGCTTTCAATATCTCCGGCCATCTGAATGCCCATTTCGGCTAGCTCTTTGTGACACTGCCGCTTGTCGCCGTAGCCAAACACCAGCGTCAGAAGCCCGGTAAAGGCGATGATCCAACCCACTTGGGGCATGTAGTCCGGCAATGTCTTTCCAGCTACAGCAACGCCACCGGCTACCGCAGCCACTTGCGTTAACTTGTCCACCACGTCGAAAAAACGCTGGCGCTTGCGGTGATACCGATACGTGATGTGCGCCCAGTTCAGCTGTTCGCAGCGGCGGCCCCACACCTCCTGGTACTTCTCTTCAGAGAGCGGGACGGTGGGGGAATGTGCAGAGGTCATGCCCAGGATTTTGAGTGATCGCGTTTTCCAGCGCAACGCGGAGCTGTTACCGCTTGGGCGCAGGCGGCGAAGGTGGGGCCGCAACATTGCGCGTAATGTTGTTGACCGACTCACGCAAGCTTTCTTGGCTGAGCGTCCGTGAGCCGTCGTTCTTCTGCTGAGGGGCGGGCTTAGGCGCTGGTGCGGGTGTGGCGGGCTTCTTGGAATTGCTACTCATGAACACCTCGAAACATGCTACTTGCGAGACGGCGCCGGTGGGGGCGGAGGCGGCAATGTGTTGCGCGTCACATCCGAGTGATCGCGGACAGCGCCAGGGCCAGGTGGAGGGGGCGATGGGCGCGGCGGGGCCGGCGGCGGCGGCGGTGGCTGTGGCGTATGGGTTGGCTTGTTCGTCATGTTTTCCCTCCTAAAAAATGGTTGTGCAGTTGCCTCTCGCACGCGGCCTCGAAAGCTGCCGCGCAAGGGTCTACTTCTGTGCCGTGAATGCTGTCCCCACAGCACCGCAAATGGATGCGAACAGGTGTTTCTTGTGAACATGGATGGCATGAAAGAACGCAAGAAAACCACCATTTTCAAAAGCCGGTTGATTGGCACCGCATACGATTTCGCTGCCGCACTCATGAGCCAAAAAGCCGCCTTGCAAGCGGCACCATCTGCCTCATCACTGCATCGTGCTCTTTGCGGAGCCGGGGTGGTAGTTCAATTTCCCCATGCTGATCTGCGAGGGCGCCAGTGTTCAAAATCTCAAATCGGCGTTTCATCAGATAGATGAACTGGCGGACCTTGGGGTCCTTGGTCAACGGCTTGCGCACGTTGTCAACCTGGCGCCCTTCATACTGCCGCGAAGGGTCGGCAATAAAGGTGATTGCTGAAAACGGCATAGGGCGCTGGGCTATGTCAAACAATGCACCATTGACAGGATGCGCCCACACGGCGTGAAACTCCGACTCGATCAAGATACCGGGCGCCTCCCAAATCGCCCAGCCCAGCACGCGGTGGCCACCTTCAGTGCGCACGCGCTGGTCAACCGTTTCAAAACAGTCCATTTGCTGCGCGCGTGCATCGGGGGCGCAGGGCACGCTAACCGGTGTGGCACCTACCACCACCTCTTCGCAAAACTGAAGGACGTGTGGCCTATGGGGATCAGCAGCAATCGTCAAGGTATTCCTTCGTTTTGGTCAAAACCGCCTCCCATTCCACCCATAAACCACGCGCCCACAAATGCGCACCTGCTGCGAGCCATCCAGTACGTCCACGGTACGCACGTTGGGGTTGTCGCTGGTGATGACGTGGGCGCC